AGCCCCTCGATGGTCTTCGCCAGTTCACGGATGCGCTGCTGTATCCACGCCAGGTCTACCGCCGTGAATTCCCTCGTGCCCACTTTGTAGTGCTTCGCCTGACCTGAAACCAGTTCCCGCTCCGCCTGCTTGTACAGTTGAAGCAGTTCCCTTGCCTCCGTCAGCGTATATGCCGATATAAACGCCATGCCGCCGCCTCCTTTGGGTATAAAGAAAACAGGCCGCCATTTTTCATATGACGGTCTGCCGTGGTTTTCTATCTGATCTGCCTACTCGTGAAGCTGCAAAGCCAGGGATTCCTGGAGCACCTTGGAAAGGGACAGCCCCTTCCGCTCAGCGCCTTCCGCCATCCACTGCGGAAGCGATACGCTTTTCCGGACAGGTTTCGTATCGTTCTTTTTACGGTACGTGTCCAGGTCCGCCGTGATGATCGCGGCCATTTCCCCGCTTTCCAGTTCTATTGACGGTGAGGCGGCAGGAATATCCTCACCGACCGCGCCAGCTGCCAGTAAGAAGCTGCACAGCGATTCTTCAGCTTCCTTCTGGATGTCTTTCAGTTCCCTGCACTGCGCGTGCGTTCCCGGCAAATCCGGGAAATCGATCGCGTACCAGCCGTCGTCGGTCCTGACGACCCGTGCAAGGTAAACCTCCTTTTTCATTTGTTTGCCTCCCTCTTTTGAATACCTTTTTCATATTTTTCTCACGCTTATTTCATCAGTCCGGCTTGCTTCATGATTTCCTTCGCGGTGATTTCGTTGATTTCCCTGTGCCGCGGCACCTGGATCAGCCCCCGCAGCGGCGGACGGTCTTTTGGAACTCCGGGTTTATACATGTTCGTATGGTCGCCTTCGCGCACCCAGCGGTATCCCGCGTCTTCCAGCATCTGTATAAGATCCTTTCTTTTCACTCTCCGCCTCCTTTCCGCTGTGCGGCTGTATTTTACATAATTTTTTATGCATTGTCAAGTGAATTACATAATTATTTACACAATATCGCGGTCAGAAACCCATTCTCAGACCTGAACGCCTTTGCTCAGCACGCGGCTCTGCCTCCGCCTCTCCACCTGTGTGCGGGTTTCGATCTTCCGTGGTTCCTCTCTTCCGTTCAGAAGGTTCTCCATCTTGTCGAAGTTCCAGTTGAAGTATTTATACGCGGCGCGGGCGTAATTCCGGCAGTCGAGCGGTTCGTTCCGTTCGTATGTCTTTTCCCACGTGACGACCGTCTGGCCCATTCTGCGGTGAAGCACCATCTTTTCGGAGATCAGGCCCCGGAAGTATTCGATGTCATATCCGCAGGTATAGTCCCTCGGGTAATGCATGTAGCGCGGCCCTGGCTCCGTCACGCCCGTGGCGTACATGATGGCCTCTTTTCCGGAATCTACGCCGATAATGAACCGCGTCGCCTTATCCTTGCCGTTTTCCTTCTTCATCAGGCGCACATACGGCTTGTCGCCGCCCTCGCCCTTCACTGCCCACAGCCGTTTTGCCGCGCGGCGCGCAGTCTCCCGGTATATTTCCTGGGTGAAGTGTCCGCCTGAATCGATGAACGTCGCCAGGATGCGCATTTTCATGCCGTTGGGCATGGCCCACTCCCGGTCAAGCAGCTCATCCACTTCTTTCCAGACCTCCGGCGCGTCGGCCCGTCCGGGGATCACGCCCCTGGCGATGCCCCAGCTCTGCTCGTCCCGGCCCCATCCGACCACCTCGTATTCGAGGCGGTTGTCCTGCGTGTCGATGCCGCAGGTCATGACCAGAACGCCCGTCGGCACTTCCGCGTTATAGATTTCTCGCCGCGCGAGCATCGCCTCCGGCTGGCCGGACCTGTCGCGCATCTCCCAGCTTTCGCCGAGCATCGTGTTGACGAAGACCTTCAGCAGCTCCGGATCGTCGTGCGCCTTGAGGAAGCTCCGGCAGATGTCCGTCCAGTCCGACCATGGCGACATAAAGGCGTTCAAGCGGAATGAACGCACGCCGCTCTCCACGGCTTCCGGATTCCTTGCCACCCATTTGGCAGGACAGCGCTTTGTGTCGTATTCCTTCGTCTCGCCCTGGCACATCGGGCACTGCCAGCGCACGTTGCGCACACGGAAATTGCGTTCGCCGCCCTCGTCCTTGTATTCCTCCTTGTCGAATTTGATCTGGTCAAACCGAATGAAGGAATAGGCTTTGCAGTGCGGGCACTGGGTGTGCCATTCTTCCTGCGTGCCTGTCATGTACGCCTTTTCAATCTTGCTGGCCCCCTTAATGGTCGGCGTGGATGTTTTCACCACCTTCCGGTTGTGCCGGAAGGTTTCGGTCCGTCTCTCCGCCAGTTCCAGCGGATCGCCCTCGGTGCCCGCCGAAGCCGGGAACCGGTCGATCTCGTCCATAAACACATACCGCACGGGGCGTCCGGCCAGTTCTGTCGGGGAATTCGCGCCGGTGAACGCCACGCTGCCCCCCGGGAAAGTTTTCATCGTGATCGTGTTGCCCGCGTCCCTCGATTTCGCCTCGTACACCTTGCGCTGCAGCGCCGGGCAGGCGCGGATCATCGGGGCCACGCGGCGTTTGGAGAAGTCCTCCGCGAATCCGTCCGTCGGCTGAATAAACAGCATCGGGCCTGGGTCCACGTCGATGGCACGGCCCATCATGTTCAGTTCCAGTTCCGTTTTCCCGACCTGCGCGGACGCCATGATCACGATCTGCCATACGCCAGGCTGGGTGAACGCGTTCATGATCTCGCGCTGGTACGGCGCGCGTTCCGTTTTCCACCTTCCGGGCTCCGCGGACGATTCCGATACCAGGATCCGGTTTTCGTCCGCCCAGTCCGAGACGTTCAGCATCCGCGGCGGCCGGAGCATCTGCATCACAAACAGGTACAGTTCCGCTGTCCGCCGCATGTCTATGACTCCTCTTCTTCCGCGTCCTGCAGCATCAGGTACTGCGGCAGCGGCGCGTCGGCCAGTTCCTCCAGCACTTTCCGGATTTCAGCGTCAATCACGCTCCCGATCACTTCCACGTTTTCCATGCCGCGCACCATCGGCGCGAGGGTGGACGGCAGGTGCAGCATCCCCTGCATAATCGTGTTCGCGATATCGCCCCACAGCCTGCGCACTTCCTGCACGTCGACCAGCATGCCCTCCATCCTGTCGACTTCCAGCTGTGTCTTGCGCATTTTTACGCTTTCATGCGCGGCCTTGACCGCGTCCAGGTCTCCGGCGTCCACCGAGTTCTTCTCTACGTTATACTCAACCCAGCGCTGCACAAAAACAGCGGCGTCGCATTTGCGCTTCGCCGCTCCAGGAACGAACAGCGCTTTTTCCGGGTTCTCCTTTTTAAGCGCCTCGTTGATGTTGTACAGCTGCCTGTATGTGAGCCCTGCAAGCCCCGCCAGTTCCTGTTTTGTTAATTCCGTAAGTCCGTCACCTTCTCAGCGCATACTCCCAATGATGCTGCAGCCGCTTTTCGACGACCTTCACAATTTCATCCTGGACGTCCTCTTTGGACTTGTTGATCGGCATCTGCGGCACGCCAAGGCCCACCACATGCACAATCGGCTTCGCCTTGTTCGGGTATTTTCGCGTGAACGCGACCCCGTTCCACATAAACGGCGGGTTCCCGCCCTGGTGCGGCAGCCGGTCCGGCATCGTGCTCCGGATGCCCTTGAGAATCTTCGCGCTGATCTTGTACCGTCTGCCCCTCGCGGGACGCCCGCGCGCTCCTGTCACCTTAAATCTTCCGCCGATGCTGCCCCTTGTGCCTTTGACAGGCACCACGGCTCTGATCCTGGCCCCTTCGCCCTCAATCTTCGGCCATCCAACATGCCCGCCGACCCATGACGCGGTGACCTCATAGTCCTGCGGCACTTCCTTGCGAAGGATGGTCTTCACCTTTTTGCCCGCGTCCGTGAACGTACGCCGGAGAATCTGGTGGAACTGCGCGTCGGATACCGTCTTCCTGACCAGTTCAATGGCTTCCGCGACCTCGCTGACGTCGATCTGCAGCGTCGCGCCGCCGTAATTGCTGTTGTATCCCGGCATCCCGCCACCCCCGATCCGTATAAAAAAAGAGCGCCCCGCGCTCTTCCAGTTCTCCCGACGTTATCATACTACCACATTCACCTTCGTGAATCAAGTGTTTTTTTGGCGCTGCCGCTTTCGAAGGAAAGCCTGTCCGTCACGTCTCCTTCTCCCCGATCCCGATCAGCTTTTCCCGCCAGACGACCTGGTCCATGTTTTCCGCGTCTTCTATCGCGCGCCTGGCCCGGTTGAAGCCGTACTCCGTCATGCACAAATCGCGCCTTATCGCCGCGTCCGGGAGCCCCATCACGTACTTCATGATCACGAACGCGCGCATGGTCCGGCTCCGGATGCCGCCGAGTATCTGCTCCGCCTTGCGGAG